CACCAATCTTCAACATTCCTCCTCGTAGAACAATGGAGGATGTATCAAAATCTGGTACACTTATAGCAGTATCTGTGGATATAGCTCCACCACCAGATACCCAAAAAGCTGCACTTGTCAAGGGGTTAATTAAACACTGCACGACGTTAAATTGTTGAGTAGACATACCTAGGGGTGCCGTGACAGTGAAAGTATCTGACGTAAAAATGGATCTGTAGTGCACTTTAGTTTGAGTCTCACGATATAGTGTCGATCTCCAACTCTTTTTAGACAGGCGACGGGCTCTAAAGACCTGATCATTGTAAGCACCTTGAGCCTTACTTGTAAATGCTGTGGTTCGTCCTCTTTGAGCTCTATATCGACGACGCCTATATGGTCTTCTAGTTGTTCTTCGTCTTTTGGCCATTCGACTGGTTCCTCGACGAGGGGCATAGACACGTTTACGGGCGTAGGTAGCCATTCTGAGAACGACATTATGTTTTTCTTGTTTTTCATTGACTTTTATAGTTGATTGCGTGCATTGTAAGTTTCAGTTAGGGGTAACCTTTATGGTATGTGGTAAATGTTGCGCGAGATAAGGTCGCTCAACGTCAAAGCACCCACACGCCGGAACCCGGCTTCGCCGGAACCCGGCGGTGGGGCCCGAGACGTTGAGTCTCAAGTCGCTACGCGATGGGTGCATCCGCTCGCTACGCTCGCTCTGCACCCAGACGCTCCACTCCTGACTTTCATATAGGAATATTGGATGGGATAATTCAGTTCATGGATCTCACCTTTCACAGGGGCACCTTTCACTAGTGACAATTTTTTCATGTCTTATTCATTAAAATGATTGATAGTTACATATGCGTTATTTTCAACCTTCGGATTAAGGCATCAAGCTGAGGATGGTCACGACCATCGTCTAGCTTGAAACAATCTTCCGGCGGAAAATTACTGGTTATTACAAACTTGGTGGCTAACAGCGCACACATGCCACCTTTTGTTTGAACATACATAGGGTACCTATCTAACCATCTTAATAGATGATTTATGTCGATTCCTTTGAGTCCAAAGTCATCGATTATTATTTCTTTTTCAAACATATAGCCATTCCACCATATGGAACGACTATCCTTTACATACGCCTGGGGGTTTTCTTGATGCGCTCTCCTAGACTTTCCGACGCCTGGGGGTCCCCAGATCCATTCGCATTCGACAGAGGGCCGTTCGACGGGCTCTTTAGAGCGGAGGTAGTTTCGGAGCATCGTAGTTCCGGACATGATCCATCTATGGGGATATTGGTCCATGTATTCGCGAATGGTACCGCCGGCATCCATGTGCCGGATAAAATCTTCGCTTGCTGCATTAAAAGATGGTTGAGCTGGAGCTCCATCACACCTACCGTATTCCTCAAAGTCTCCATCCTTTGAGCAATATCGTCTATTTTCGTAGTTATTCCCTCTAGCTCTTTCAAAGTGACATCGTTCACTAAGCTCTCTCTTGAGCTGTGAGAGAAGTAACGGCTTAGTAAGATAGATAAATCCTTGCAGATGTGGTGTTCCAGATTCTCCGACCTCTCTTCCAACGATGCCATATGAACAATTAGCCTTGACAAAACGTAAGATAGCTGTTCGCTCATCTTCAGTATAATTGTTCAAAGTAAAACACCACTTTTTTCCTTTCCCACCACGGAGACGGGGCATAGGGGGGGGCGGGGGTAATACTCATCCCCGCCCCCCCTTTGTTTATATAGTTTTAAAAATATAACGTTTCTACATAGTTCATGGTCGCATAACGACAAAATAGATTACATAAGCGCTTAGGTAATTGCATCTGCTGCAAAAGATAAGCTATGTGAGGCTACGCATGCAACAGTCTCTGTCGCTGCATTACGATCGTTCATTTGAGAGTTTGAAACGATCCAATAAGGGACATTCCCTCCAAGACTGAATACAGTCTCGTCGATTTTCATTGGACGCAAGCGATAGTTGACTTCAACTCCTTGGTTCTTGTCAAGCATGGCTTCTCTGTATAGCATAATGCGTCCAAACAGCTGCATAAAGTCGGGCTGATCATTGGGCCTATACATTATGGGCTTTGCTGTCCCGGTCAAATTTGTCAGCTGAGAGGCAAGAGGCCTTTGTCGGGCCCATACGAGCCATATCCGAACACGACAGACGTTGACAGCGTTATCGTCTAGGGTTACACCAATCTTCAACATTCCTCCTCGTAGAACAATGGAGGATGTATCAAAATCTGGTACACTTATAGCAGTATCTGTGGATATAGCTCCACCACCAGATACCCAAAAAGCTGCACTTGTCAA